CGTAAATTTACAATATTTAAGTTAATTTCTATTTGTGTCATCAGAAAGGGGTATCATCAGGTTTAACATACTTCAAAGTTGTTTGTATTGGTTTATCAAAATCACTCATAGCACTTGAAAGTGGTTTTATAACTAAATCATTTACAATACCATTTTTTCTTTTAATTGCATCTTTGCCACCATTTGTAAAACCTAAACCATAATTATAATTAAACATTAAAGGCACATTTAATTCTGTTTGTTTGCCTCCCGTATCTCTATCTTTAATTTTTTCAACATCGATTAAAGTTTGAAACTTCATTCCCTCATGCTTAACAAGTCTATGAATAACTATCATATCATCACATCTATTTAAAAAAGGTTTACCTCCCTCAATATGTGCTTTCAATGGTGGTTTTAAATGTCCCTCCCAAGGATGTTTTGCTGGATAAATCATTGATGTTCTACCTGATTCACTTGTTGGATGTGTACTTAAATAAATAGTTTTATTAGTTTGATTACAAAATTGTCGTGCATTATTTAAGAAATTGTAATTGTCTGCATGAGTCATCCCTCTATCTAAACCCGTAAAAGGGTCAATAAAACATCCATCCACTTCAATAGAGTTGAATATTTCTAAAAGTTGTTCAGGTTTATAAAGTTTTGAATTATCTACAAATTTAAACCAATGCTCAATTTTCATTTCATACCTACGGATTTCTTTGTAGTCTAAATCAAAATAGTTTTTACCTGAATACATTTGAATTAAATCCCTCATCACTTGACCACTTGAATTTTCGCCCATCCAAATACACCATTTCAAATCGTGTTGAGTTGATAAAGCTAACATATACCATTCAAACCAATAAGACTTACCTACGTTGTCATGTCCTAAAATAATATTTAGTTGTTTACGCTTAAAAAGAATATAATCATCTAACTCAATTCCTAAACCTAAACCTTTCTGAACTTTACCGTCTCGGTAATCATTCAAGAATTTTGTACTATGTCCTGAATTTAATATCATTGTTGATTAAGTTTTTTCATTATGTTTAAATAATAATCATCTTGTACTACTTCATTATCTTCTAATTTTGTAACTGATGAATATTTATCTAATGTTTCAGGTCTTGAAAAAAATTCAATTGTGCAATATTGATAATTTGTTTCTTTATGATATTGATTATTTTTTACATTATCTATTGCTTCTCTTACTTGTTCTTTTTTATAACCTTGTTTAAACAATGATTTATATTTAGCTTTTACTTTATTATTAACTACTTTAAAACTTCTACCAAATGATTCATTAATATATTTTAGTAAGTGGTCGTAGTCGATAGACTCGACAATATTATTATTATTTATAACATTTACATTTACATTATCATTTACAGCGATGTTTGCGAACGTTTGCGATTTGGTGCGATTGGTTTTATCGCTTAGCGATGTTTTGCGATTAAGTGCTATTTCTTCAGCTTCTTCAATTGTTAATTCATTAGAAATAAACTTATTATATAAATCAATATTCCATCGTTTAAGATTACCTACTCTACCATTTAAACTTTTTTCATCCTTTGATTTTTCAAACTTTATTAAATCTCTTTTCAATTGTTGTTTAATTGGTTCAAAAGTTAACTCAATAATTAAGTCTTCTGCAATTGGATTTTTATCATTTACATAAAGTAAAATGTGTTTAAATAATTCACCCGCCTTATCATTAGGCATCTTTTCAATTGTATGTATTAAATCAGCATACAACAAAAAACCTTTTTTATCTTCTGCCATAACTAATCTAATAAAGAAATTTGTTTTTTTAACTCTTTTGATAATTTAATAGCAGTTTGTTTACTGATACAAATATGATGTTGATTAGTTCTTAAATCTTCATCTTCAAAATCTCTAATTAAAATAAATACTTCATCATAATCATTTGCGTAAAGTTGTAAAGCAACTTCAAATGTTTCACTTCTTTCTGTTCCACCGAACAATAATTTTGTATTTTCCATATGTGCTACGTATTTTATTTAAAAACACGCAAAAATTAAATTAAAAAAGCCAAGAAAAATAGGTGCGTGGAAAACCTACTTAACTTGACTTTATTTGTTGTTATAAAATTTCTTTGGAAGTTTCCACGCTTCGTTATGCAAATATAGTAATATTATTTAAAATAAAGATATTTGATTACTTTTTAATTCTGCATTTCTTAAATTAACTATTGATAAATCAAAATAGCTTTCTTTAAGTTCACAACCTATATAACGTCTATTATTCTCAATTGATACATAACCCTCAGTACCTATTCCATTAAACGGACTGAACACTAAATCATTTGGATTTGTATATAATTCTAAAAGTCGTTTAATCGGTTCTTTTTGTGTAGGTGTCATGTGTTTTTCATCATGTTCTGCTTTTGCTTCTCTAATGCTTAAAACATCACTTGCATCTATTTCACCCTCTAACCATATTGGCTCTGCAATTTTACACCAGTATCCAAAATCAATTCCATTTTTATCATGGTTAACTGGATCCTCATTCACTCCATCTTTTTTAAAAGTCAATAAATAATCAGGGAATCCCATTCTATTAACTGTACTATCTTTTTTTGTAGTTGCATGAAGTAGTTGCATATTTTTTGTACGTTGTGCTATAATTTTTGGGTCCTTCCATATTGCAACCTCAGCATGAAAAGTCCATCCATATTTTTGCATTGCTCTAATCAAATCACCTCTAAAGTCAATAATTTCTAGTTTTCCATCTCTACCTTTTGATTTACTTAACTGTGTACAGTGCATTGATAATAAACGACCTTCTTTTGTTATTCTTAATAACTCAGGTATCATAAATTCAAAGTGTTTAAAGAACTCATCATAAGAACTATTATTACTTAAATCTCTTACATCACTTGAATACATATATAAGTCACTAAAAGGTGGCGAAAAGAAAGTATAATCTATTGAATTATCTTTTAGGGTTTTAATATATTGAGTACTATCTCCATTTACTAAAGTCCAGCTATTACCTTTTTCTGTTCTGAAATTTTCATCAGTTGCGTATATTTCGCTATTTGCTTCATTCATTGCTCTTTGCATTTCTTTTTGCATATTCTCAAATTTTACTTGTTTTTCCTTAATTGCTTCAATTACGTTGCCCATAGTTTCAACTGTTACTAGAGTTACATTTACATTGTTTTTTTGTCCGAACCTCCAGCTTCTTCGTATAGCTTGATATAAACCCTCAAAACTAAAATCGAATGATAAAAATATTTGATTCTTACAGTGTTGATAATTAAGTCCGAATTGAGCTATCTTAGTTTTAGTTACTAATATTCTAAATTCATTATTTGCAAAACCTAATAATCTTTTTTCTTTTATCTCAGGTTTATCACTTCCATTTACTGCAACCGCATCAGGAACTAAAGAAAGTAATTCTTTTTCTTCTTCATTTGATTTTATCCAAACTATAAAGTTTTCATTTGAATTATTTAATATTTCTGCAACTGCTTTAACTCTGTTTTCTTGTGTTACTTTTAACTCTTTGTAGAAGTCAGTAGCACTTACTTTAATATCATTGAATAGTTTACCATTACTTTGTTTTTCAACGTCAATCTGTAACTCATTCATAAGTAAATCAGGTAATATATAACCTTTACCTATAAAACCAATATCACTCGGATTACTCAACATTAATGACCAACTACTAACCCAATTCCAAAAGTCTTTTGTAGAATGTTTTTTTAACCTCCATTTACTTATAGTATGGTCTTTATTAAAAGCATCATTTATAAAGAAAATAGAAACCATTTCTTTTGAAGTCATTACATTTAAAAACTCAGCATGATTACCCAATTCTATATGGTCATTTGGTGATGGTGTAGCAGTGCAAGCTAATTTATATTTATGATTCTTAAAAGTATCTAAAATTAATTGTTTTGTACTTCCGTTGTAATTCTTTAAAATTGAGCTTTCATCTAATACTACTCCTGAATAAATACTGCAGTCTATTTTACTTAATTGCTCATAGTTTGTAATATCAAAGCTATTAATATCAATACCGAATTTTTCAGCTTCTTGTTTAGTTTGACCACTTACTGCTAAAGGTGCAAGTATTAATACTTTTTTACCGGTATAATTATAGACTGCATTTGCCCATGATAATTGCATCAATGTTTTACCTAAACCACAATCAGCAAATATTGCAAATCTACCTTTTTGTAATGCAGTTTTAACTATGAATCTTTGAAAATCAAATAAGTTTTCATTTAGTTCATTTTCATCAATATCAAATCCACTTGATATGAATGTTTTTTTCTTAGTTTCTAAAAATTCCTTGTATTGCATATTTCTATTTTTTTTGTAAATGTAACTAAATTAAATTAATTACAAACTATTTTCGTTAAATTCTTTTAAATATAAATCAATTAGAAATTTTGTTTTTTCTAAGTCTTCTTTAAAGTTTCCTTTTTTTCGACATCTTATGATTCTTTTGCACAAATCAAATTCCCATGAATTAAGACCAAAATCGTTAGCAAACTTATAAAGTGAACCTTTGCTATTATCGTAGTGTTTAGGTGTTGTTATTTCACTTGTTTCTTCATGTAATTCAAACTGTTCATAATCCCATGTAGTACCGTAGTAACCAATTTTATAGGTT